GGACTTGAGGTCGAGCTGTAGCTTGGTGATCCGCTCGTTCTCGCCGAGGCGGTTGGCGAGAAACGCTTCGCTGACCGCCACGCAATCGGTCCGGGTCTTCGGGTCGCACCGGGCGGTGTCGAGCCCGGGCTGGTCAGGCAGTGGTTTCGCGCAGCCGCTTATGCTCAGCAAGCACGCGATCGTAAGCAGCCCAATCCTTCGCCTGCATCGCTTTGTGTCCTGTGGCATGGAGGATCTCCAGTTGTCGTTCGACGCTCTGCCGCTTCCATCCGTCCGGGTCGACGGCGAAATAGCGGAACAGGTCGTCCAGGAAGGTGGCGACGGCGCCGACGTCACCCATTGGCCGGGCCTTGGCCGACGACGACGACCGCGGTGGCCGCTTGCTTGGCGCGCCGGAACGCAAAAAAGGACGTGATCAAGACCCAGAGGGCCATCCCGAGGGTGCCCCACTCGGTGATCGTCGCGCCGTCCGTCATGAGCCCATCGACCGCGCTGAAGATTTGGTTAAACCCAATCCCGCCGCCGACGACCGAGGTCCCGCTGTCTAAGATTTCTCCGCTGTCGATTTTCGCTAATGCCATCTCGTCCTCCTGGGTTAAGGGTGGTTGTGCCGATCTTCCTCTGCTTTATCGATCGCCGCCCGGGCGTCCTTCAATTGGGATTCCAGCACGGAGATCTTCGTGAACATTTTATTGCCCTGTTTTTCCACGGCCGTGATGCGATCGCAAAACTCCCCGATCGATTCTTTGGCCTCGTCCACTTTCCCTTTCACCATGCCGTAGGTGACGGCGATGCCGCTGAAGACCCCAACGACGCCGGCGATCATGGCTTGAATCCAATCTGGACTCGTCATGGGTGCCCCCTCCTCTACACGGTGACGCTGGTCTCGATCGGCATAAATTGCACATGCCATCGGCGCAGTCCTCCCTCGCGGCGCATCGGTGGTGGATCCAAATAGGGCAGGGTCAGGATCCGGTGCCAGACCTCCTGCCCCATCGCGGTGAGCTGGTCGTCGTGCTCGATCGGTTCGAGGTCGAACGCGAGCGACGCCGGCGCCGCGCCGATCATGTAGCTGTGCTTAGAAATCAGCCGGCCGTGTGGGATCACCAACAGCTCGGCATGGAGCGCGTCGGCGAGGGTCTTCTCGTCGGTCTGCTCCGGGTGGGCGTCGACCCAGGCCTGCAGCCTGAGCGCGATCCCAAAGGACGGCCGGCTCGTCCGCGTGTAGGTCTGCCGGATCCACTGGCGGTTCAGGCGGACGTTCGCCGCCATCGCTTTCGCTTGCGGATACAGGTCTCGGTACCCGCTCCGCCACACGATCACGCCGCCGAATTCTTTTTCTAAGGCCTCTGCGTTGGTCTGGACGTGTGGGGCCAGTCCCATCTCGTGGATCTTCATCGTGCTTATTCCCAGCTCACGTTCACGTTGCCCAAGTCGAAGGTGTCGGTGCCGGCGCCGTCTGTCATCAGCTGGAGCTGCGTCAACGGTTGGCTGAGGGCCTTCGACCCGCTGCCGATCGCGGCCGGTCCGGTGGCCGTGTCGCTGTTGCTGATGTTCGAGGTTTCCACCCAGGTGTTCGTGGCGATGTCGATCAGCTGGAGGTGCATGATGCCGTGCAGGACGCCGGCGGCCACGCCGGATCCGACGAGCAGAAAGCCGGTGCTATGGTTCGCGGTCGTGCCCGCGCCGTTGCCGCCTGAGCATTGACCGGAATAGCCGGCCGTCTCGAGGCCGCCGGCGTCACCGAGCTGGACCTGCAATTTCAACGTGCCCGACACCGAGACGCCGTTCAGCATCACGTAGATGTGCCGGGCCCAGGCCGGGATCCCAGAGAACAATTTCGTCGTGCCCGATGTCGTGGCGACCATCGCGCCGGCGAGGACGCTGCGCTTATTCGAGCCGATGATTTTCCAATTGGTCCCGTCGCTCAGGATCGTGATCGATTGGTGCCCGGGGAACAAAATCACGGTCAGGTCTCCGTCGATCGTCTCCGACGCGTTGGCGTCGACGGTGGTCAGGCCGGTCCCGGAATTCCGAATGGTCACATAGAAGCCGCTCCCCAAGGTGGCCGCGGCCGTGAGGCTGATCGTGAAGGTGCCGCTCGTCACGTCGATCACCGATCCGCGGTCGGCTTCGACGATCGTATAGAGGGCGCTCTTGGCCGTGATGACGAGCGATTTGCCGGCGCATCGCGCGACCGATTTCCAGTTGCTGCCGTCGCACACCATAAAAATCGAATCCCCAGGGAACAGCAGGACCGTGGCGGCGCCGTCGATCGTCTCGGCCGCGTTCCCGTCGACGGTGATAATGCCGACGCCGGAATTCCGGACCGGCTGTTCAAACCCCTTGCCGGCCGAGGCCGCGGCGAGGAGCGTCAAGGTGAACGTGTTCGCGGTGCAATCGATCAGCTGCCCGCGGTCCGTCACGGTGGTCGTGTAGATCGCGGACTTCGAGAGGAGCGGCGCGAAGTCGGCCGACGGGAATCGGGCAATCTCGAGGAGGACCGTGCCTACCCGCTTCACGAAGAGCCAATGGCGGGCGGTGTCGGCGAGCGTGAAATCGCCGGCGGTCTTCAGGGTGATCTGCCCGGATCCGCCGGCCGAGTTCTTGATCACGACGGCGCGCGCGCTGCTCGCGCATCGCAGGAGGAGGCATTGCCCGTCGTCCATGTTTGTGAGGGCGATGTTCGTCAGGTCGTCGGTGGCCGCGGCGCCTTCGGTGTCGACGATCAAGTTGCCGGCGCCGCTCGCCGCCGGCGTGATCACGCCGGTTGCAATCGTGAGGGCCTGCTCCGCCACGCCGGCGAACGGGATTTGTTTCGCGGTCCGGAGGAGGTCCTCCAGGAAGGTCTTCTGTTCGCCCTCGGTGCGGGCGGCGTTGCTCGGATACCCTGCTGCTGGAAATGTCATGGTCGTGTCCTTTCGTTAATAGCCATGCGCCACGGCGAGGATGTAGCCGTCGGCCGGCTGCCCCGCGTCATCGCGTCCGACGACCATAGGGCCGCCGGTGTAGAGATCCATCACCCGCACTTTCGTCATCGGATAGTCCTCATCGAGCACCGTGCACGTGAGGGCTTGGATTAAGAAAAACACCGGGACGCCGGTGCTGTAGAAGCAGAGAGCGTAGAGGCGCAGGCCGCCGATCGGGATATAGACCCGCGACAATTTCCTGGTCTTGTCCGGCAGGTCGTATTGGATATTGATCGAGGTGATGATCGCCTGGACGCTGCCGCCGATCGCCGTAATACGGAAATCATATTCATGGTGGCGGGGCGCCTTCACGCCGCCGAGCCAGGGGTAATAGACGCCGGTGATCGGCGACCAGAACAGCGTGGGGTCCGTCGACCAGAACGGGGCCGCGTCGGTCGTCCAGAACTTCGCGCTCGCGTGGACCCGGTACTCGAGCAGGAGCCCTTGGTCGTTCGACGCGACGTTCACAAACATCGTCCCGCCGGCGATCGACACATACATGGGCGGGGTCTCGACGAAGCTATAGTGCATTTCCTTCGACGAGCCGTTCCAGAAGAGGGCCGCGTCGGTGGTCCAAAACGGCGGGCTCCAGTTCGGGGTCCCGGTGTTTGTGTCGAGAGGGACGTGCCAAAATAAGCCGCCGCTACTGTCGGCGACGAGCTGGTTCGAGATCACCGTGCAGTTGGTCTTGGTGCCGCTGAACGTCGGGTGCTGCGGGCGGGTCAGCGTAATGTTCCCGACGATCCGGTCGTCGACGTCGAGCGTCACCGACGCAAACCCGGTGCTCTCGTGGCCGGCGGTGTCGATCGCTTTCACCATGACGGTGCGCTGGGTGCCGTCCGGGACGACCGGGAGTTTATAGAGGGGCGTCGGCCATCGCGTGAGGGGGACCGCATCGGCCCAGATCGCTTGCGCGCCGGATCGCCATCGCAAATGGAACCCGCGCAGGTCGAGGGGCAGGTCGACCTCGTCTGCCGGGTTGTAGGCCCAATGCACCCCGTCGGCCTGTAGCTCGAGGACGTCCGGGTCTGGCGGCGGCGTGGTCTTCCCGATCACCGTGTAACTGTCGATGTTGATCCATCCGCTGAAGAGGCCCAGGTCTTCGGAAATCGAGCGGACCCGCACGTCGTAGTTCCGGCCATCGCGCACGTCGGGAATCGAGACGACGCTCCCGTTGCCGGAAATCGGGGCGTAGATTTGGACATAGTTTTGGGACGAGCCGGTCAACCGATACTGGGCCTCGACCTTGCTCACCAATTCCTTGATCGCCGATCCGAAGTGCAGGGTGATTACGATCCGGCTGTGCAGGGTGCCGTCGAGGTCCTTCGTCAGGACCGCCTCGTCGGATTGGATCAACTCGACGATCGGGACCGGGATCACTTGTTGTGGCGTCGACGCGATGGTGATGTCGCTCTGGTAGGGCGGGATCACCTCCTCGGCCGCGTCGAAAATTTCCGGCGCGTAATCCTGCAGGGTGACCGTGGCCGTGAAGTCCTGGCCCATTTCGATGTTCGTCACGATCCCGTCGATGCTGTCCTGCCCGGCGATGCCGATCGTCACGAGATCGCCGACGCCCGGCGAGCTCTGTTCGTGCATCCGCCAATAGCCCGAGGGCGCGTCGTTCATCACCGTCTCGTGGTAGCCGGACAGCTGGACCGCGGCGCCAGAGGTGGGGATGTATTGCGTCGGGGCGTAGCCCGGCTCGAGCTGGGCGCCCCACAAGTACAGCCCGGAGGAACCGTCGCCGTTGTAGGTGACGGAATTGGGCGCGGTCTGCATGATGAGGAGAATGTCCATCACCGGCGCGGCCCCGACGGTCCCGCAATAAATCCCGGTAATCGAGCAGCGATACGACCCGTTCGCCTCGGCCGTCATCGTGTGGTTCACCAGGACGCCGGTGCCGGACGTCGGGCGTTCCGTCATGAGCCCGGTGGACAGGTCGTATTCGACCCGGATCAATCCGAGCGTACCGATGCTGCCGTGGTTCATCTGCAAGCGGAGGATGCTGCGCTCGGCCGGCTTGGCGTAGATCGAGAAGGTGTAAACCTCCCCGATCGGGATCGCCAGGTTGTTGATGTACATGTAGTGCGAATTCGCGGCGGTCAGGTCGTCGACCATCTTGTCCATCGTCGTGGTCCCGTTCGGGGCCATCGAGACGTTCAGGGTTTCCGTCGTCCGCGCGTTCAGCCACGTGCCGATCTGGCTCAAGTCTTCCGAATGCTTGAGCAGGTTCTGCCCGCGGGAACGGGATGCAGCCCAATGCCGGCCGATCTGCGCGGGCGTCAACACGAAGGGGTAATAGGCGACGTCGGTGAAGGCGGCCCCGCATCGGCCGACGGCCGTGGCGACGTTCTGCCGGCCGGTGATCATCGTCGTCGACGCCGGCAGCCCGGCGGCGTTCGCCCCCTGTGTTGCGAGGTAGTTGTTGATCGTCAGGGTGACGTTGGTGCCGTCGAAGGTGGCGACGCAATGGTTCCACATATCGGGGAGCATGTCCGCGGATCCGGCGTCCGCGAGCTTGCCCACCAGGACGTTCGCCCATTCGACGGTGACGCCGAAGCGGCCGTTGGCGCCGGTTTGCTGGACCATCGTCTGCCAGCTGTTGCTGGCGTCGATGAACTTGCCGGTGTAGCGTTGCGTCGTCCCACCTTCCCCGACGAAGTTCGGCGCCTTGATCCATTGCTCGATCGTGAAGGCGCCCGCGGTGTCGGTGAATTTGAAATCGTTGACGCCGCCGAAGAGCAAATAGGCGCCGTTCGGGCCGTCGAGATAGGTGCCGGTCGTGGGATCCGCGACCGCTTGGTGGGGCCCATAGTCGCCGGTCCGGCAGGGGCCGTTGAACACGCCGTCTGTGCCGTTGCCGCTGTAGTCGGTGATCGCCGGGTAGAACGTCGCGATCGAGGGCTGGGGCGTGAGGATGTTCGTGCTGCCGGCAAAGATCGCGAGCGGGTAGAGGGTCTGCAATCCCTGGGCGGACTTCACGCGCATCGTGTAGAACTTGCCGCCGTCAAAGTCGACGAGCTCGTCGAGGGTGAGGCTCGAAATCACGGCGCTCACGCTCTGGGTCATCGCGATGATCCGGCCCTGGTCGACGCCGGCGAGGATCACGTCGTGCACCAGCTGCACCCGGTCTCCGCGCGTAAAGGTAATATTTTCCACGTCCATCTGGACCTGGTAATCCTGCGAGCGCCCGAGGGCCTCTTTGAGTTCCCGGCGTTTCAATCGGTAGACTTGCCGGTCGCTCGTGACCCCGAGGCCGGCGTCGACCTCTTCAAAGATCGAGGCGTTCGATTGGGTGTAGCCGTCCGCGTAGACGGTGCGTTCGCCCTGCTCCCAATTGTTGGCCTCGTCCACGAAGCGGACCTTGAAGGCGTGGGGGATCTCGACGAATCGCTTGGTCCATTTGAAGCCCCAGGAATTGCGCGGGGTGATCACATCCACCGGCGTCGGTTGGAGCTGCTCCATGATGAGGGAATATTTCATGTCGCGCATGGCGAAGGTGGCGCGGCCGGCCGACAGGATGTCCTGGCGGAGCTGGCGGACCGTGGTGCGGAAATCGATGACGGCGCTGAAGCCGTACCCTTGCAGCTCGCACTCGTCATAGAAGGCCTGCAGGGTCGGCAGATCCATGCGGACGTCGTCCTTCGGCTTCCGGTTCGACGTGCCCGTCATGAGGGAAAAGTAGACGCTCGCCGGGTTGTTCGTCGGGCCCGGCGTCCAATTCACGCCGTCCCACACCGGGAGGATGCTGGTCCCGACACAATTGAATTTGTCGATGATGCCGTTGAGCTGGTCCGTCGATTGGATCCGCATGCCGATCAGGGCGAGCCCGGCTTTCCGCACGGCCGTGCCCTGCTGGATCGACCGGAGCATGGTCCAGTAGGTCGTGTCCTGAATGATCAGGGTGCCATCGAATCCCGAGACGTAGGCGCTGGTTTTCATCACCCGGACGTCGTATTCGCCGGCCGGCACTCTGAAGCTGTGGTTGTAGCGCAGGGCGGAATCCGACAGGGCGGTGACGCTGAACAGGGGGACCGAATCGTCGCCGCCGCTGAGCTGATAGTCGGCGTTGACATAGACCTGCCCGCCGCGCGAGGCGGTCGTCGTGAGGGCGATCGTCCCGGTTCCGTTGTTCCCGCCGGCGTCCGCCACGGTGACCAGGGCGTTCGCCTGGGCGTTCGCCGCGATCCCGGCCTTGACGTCGTTCGCCGTCGTCACGCCCTGAATGATCCCGATCTGGATGCTGGGGACCGCGTAGTTCGACCGGGGCGACGGCAGGGGGACGTTCGGGCCGGCTTGAATAAACGGCGTCCATTGCAGGCCGGTCCGGGTCGAGAGGAGCTGCCGGTGCACGAACCGAATGTGCACGTTGTTGCCGGCGTGGCCGTAAGCCTTCGCGGTAAACACCAGGTCGTTGTTGGCGCCCGAGAAGGCGGTGGTTGCCGTGGCCTTCACGTCCGTCTTCGTCGTGCTCGTCCAGGCGCCGGGATCGCCGGCGAGCCGATACTCGACCGCCACTTCCCAGGTCCGGGCGCCGCGGTATTTCGCAATTTGTCGGCCGAGCCCCAGGGGCAGGGCCATGTCGAGGCTGATCTCGACGGTGTTCCGCTGGGTCCGTCGTTGAAACCAGACCGTCGACGCACGCTGCCGGGTGGCCAGGAGAATGTTGAGCTGCTCCTCGAAGACATCTTGAGGCATCATCTTCAGGGCCGGGTCATTCGCGTGGCCGCTCAACACTTCGAGCGTGATGCCGGCGAAGGGGCCGTTCTTGATCGTGAGCGTGCCGTCCTCGAGGACCTCGTTCGCGTTCGTCGGATCGAGGGGCGTCTCGCCGATCTTCAGGTCGCTCAACTCCAGCGGACCGTAGCCGCAACAAAACACGAGCCGCAGGAATTGTTTGTTCCCTTTGATCTCGGTGAACGGCCGGGCGACCAACGGGGGGAAGATCCGGTGTCGTCCGTAGATCCGGGGGATCGGGCCATAGGGGACGAACGCGTTGCTTGATCCGGTCAAGGAGAGCGTCGGGCTGGTGCTGCCGCTGTTCCCGGACAACTCCGGGAGCTGGGGCCGCGGGGGTGGAATCAAGGCGTTCACGGCGAGCATGCCGCCGATGCCCACGCCGGCGGTCAGCAAGGTCCCGGCGATCCCGCTGAAGAACACGACGGACGACGCCCCGGCGCCGAGCGCGGCGCCGATCGCCATCGCGGCCCAAGGGGCGGCGAAGGCTAAAGCCACGACGCCGAGCATGGCGACAATCTGCATCGTGCTCTTGCCGCCGCCGCCGCCGCCGCCGGTCCCCGGGATGCAGCGCATGACGACGGATTGTCCGGCGCGCGTGATCGTATATTCCCAGAGGGCGGACTCGACGAACCGGCCGTCAATCGACACCCGGGCGTGCATCGTCTTCGGGTCCCATCCGATCCGGCGCATGTGCTCCGAGACGGTGGACCCGGGGGGCAGGTAGCGGTCGATCCGCCCGCGCTCAATGAAGAGGCTGGGCAGGGCGATCAGTCTGATCGGGTTAGGTTCTGGCGTCATAGCGTACTGCTCCCACGACTCGGTGTTGCCAGGTGAGGCTCTGCCACCGTTCCATCACGGACCAAATGCCGCGCATCGTATGAATGAAATATTGCGAATCGAGGACCAGGCCGAAGTGGATCGGCTGGCCGGCGACGCGCAGGATCACCCCGTCGTAGAGCTGGGCCTCCTGGATGGGGATCGTCTTCCAGTGGGTGGCGATTTCCCCGCGCGCGAGGGCGGCGATCTCGGCCTGGTCGTCGGTGGTCTGATAGCCTTCGGTGTAGCTGGGGAGGACGATCCCACGTTGCTCCTGGTAAATCAGCCGGACCAACCCGTAGCAATCGAGCCCGGCGCGATCGCGGCCGCGGTCGACGAACGGGAGCTTGAGATATTGTGTGGCCCACGTCGGTCTCATACGAACATTCCCGGAAAATCAAACGGGGTAAAGGAGCCCTCGGGGAATCGCAGGAGGTCCTCCTCATCGATGAACAATTCGCCCTCGATCCGATCGGCGTCGCCGGTGACGGTCCGCAGGACCATCCCGCTCATCTGCATCTCGATCACGTCGGGCTGGCTCGCCAACACGAGCGAGACGGTAATCGACGGCGGCGACCCCGGGGGCAGGCTCCGGATCGCCGTCATGATCGTCTGGTCCACGGCATCGATCGCGAGCTTCACCCGCGGCGTCGATTCCGATCCGTCGTCCGGGAGGATGATCTCGAAGGGGAACGCGGTGTAGGTGTTGCCGGCGGACACCACCGGCTTCACATCCTGCACCAGGCGCAGCGGGCCGCCGACGATCAGGCTGTGGGTGATCTCAATCATGGCCAGGAGGACCTGTCCGGATTCCTGGGCGTTGGCGAGTTGGCGGAGGGCGACGGAGGTGGTCCGGCTCATGGCGGGAACACCTCGAGCTTCAAGGTGACCGGGATCGTGTCGGGGCCGAGCATCGTGCCAAACACCGGGGGCTCGGTGAACCGATAGCGTTGGGTCAGCAGGGTGAACGGGTCCGTCATCTCAAATTGCAAGACGCCGCCAAAGAGGGTCGTGACATAAAATTCCTCCAGGAGGAGCCATTGCGCTTTGGTCATGTAGACGATCGGGTGGTCGTGCCTATCGATCCGGGCGCTCGTCCGCGCGCGGACCTTGGGGGGCCCCACGTCCATCGGGGTCCGGATCTGCGTGTTGCCGATCTCCCGGCGGTAACCTCTCCAGCTGATTGTGTTCGGTAAGGTGCCGGGCCATTGGATGTAGGCCATGTCTATCCTCCTGCTTTCGGACTCAGCTTGAAGCGCCCGGACATGGCGCCGTCGACGTCGCCGCTCGCGATCGCCTGGCGCGTCGCGTCTCGAATCGTGATGTAGAGCTGCCGGGCGCCGTTCGCCCCCATGCCGGCCGAGGTCTTCACGTCGGCCTTGGCGTAGTTGTTCACGATCACGTTGACGTCGGGGCTCGTCACGGTGATCGGGGTCTCGGTCGGTCTCGTCGCGCGGTCCTCCATGCGCTTGATCTCGTGGACGTCGCCGCGGGAGAGGACGATCTCGCCGGGCGTCAACATCGCCGGGACCGTGTCCCGGTTGCCGGTGCCCAACACGGGACCGCCGCGGAGGAAATGCCGGGGGATCATCGGGATCCCGCCGCCGGTCTTGGCGAACACCGAGGGGCCGCCGAAATCGGACCCGCCGCCGGCGAGCTGGGTGCCGGCCGGGACGGTGCCGCCGGTGTTCGCAAAGGCGAGCGCCGCCGTGGCGATCGCTTTGGCCGCGGCCATCGCGGCGAGCTGGGCGATGATCTGCCCCACCATGAGCTTGACGAAATCGAGGAGGCTCCGCATGACGTCCTTGAAGCTCTTAATCTTGCCGTTCAGGAAATCGTCGAAAAACCGAGCAAAGAAACTTTCCATGGTCTGCACCATCCGGCGGGCGATGTCGGCGCCGAGCCCGAAGCCGGACTTCGTGTCGTCCACGTAGCGTTTCATCCCTTTCGCCCACCCGGCGAACACGTCATCCGAGGCCCGCTCGTTGGCTTCCCCGAGGGCCGTGAGGGATTGCAGCTCGATCGCTTTCTTCGCCTCCTGGGTCATGCTGGTCCGGGTGAGGATCAACTCCGCGAGCTGGTCCTCGTGGCGCGCCCAATGCTGCAGGAGCTCCCGCGATTCCTCGAGCGTCAGGTCGGTTTGTTTCGCCAGGTTCGCCACCAGCAGGTCGGTTTCATGGGCATAGCGTTGCGCCGTCGACGCGCCGATCTGGACGTCGTAATTCAGCCGGGCCTGGGCCAGCGCGATCGCCTCGGATTGCCGGGTCTCCCGGTCCGCCTTAATCGCCGCGGCGCCGGCAAACAGCAGGTCGAGCTGTTGCTTCGCCGTTTGGTTCTGGGCCTCCTGGACCTGGGCTTCGCCTTCGAGCTTCGCGTTCGTGATTTGCTGGGCGAGCACCAGCCCCTGCTGGGTCAGGTCCGCGACGCGCTTCTGATGATCGGCCTCGATCTTCTGGCGCTCGGTGGCCGTGCCGCCAAACTTGGCGAGCTGTTCCTTGTGGCCCTGGTCTTCGAGGATGAGCTGGCGTTGCACGTAGCCGGCGGCGGATTCGAGTTCCTGCTGCTTGATCCGGGCCCGGTCTTCGGCCGCGCGGACGAGCGACGACTGCCCGGCCTGCTCCGCGTTGTCCGCCAGGATCTGCTGGCGCGCGAACCCGAGCTTGGACAGCTCGAGCTCGTTTTTGATCGCCTGCTCTTTCGCCGCAAACTGGGCCTTGAATTGTTCGATGTCTGCTTTCGCCGGGCCCTGACTGATTTTCTTTTTCTTCGCCGGCTGCTCGCTCGCGGGCGGAAACGGTTTCACGATCTCGATCGGGACGATCCCTTCGGCGGCCTTGACCTTCATCTCCTCAGCCATCTTGGCGATCCGGTCCATCCGGGCGCCCAGTTCCTTGGCCTTCTCTTCGCTGAAAATGTCGAGGATGTTGCTGGCCAGGACGATGATCTGGGCGTTCACCGTGGCGACGCTGATAAAGAAATCCTTAAAGGCGAACACCAGGCCGCGGATAAAAATGCCGGCGGCCTTCGCGCCTTCGCCCACGCCCATCTCTTTCAGGACGCCGAGGAATTCGTTCATGACCGGGATCAGCTCTTTGCCGATCGCGATCGTCATCCCTTTCACGCCGGCCTCGAGGGTCTTCAGCTCGTCGTTGAACTTCTCCGCGGCCTTCGCGTCCTGCTCCGACATCACGAGCCCGAGGCGCCCGGCCTCGGCCATGAGGGCCTTGATCCCATCCTTGCCCTGGTTCAGGAAGGGGATGAGCTCGAGCCCGGCCTTGCCGAAGAGCTTGACCGCCGCTTCGGTTTTGCCGGCGTCGTCTTCGGCCGCGGCGAAGGCGGCCGCGACATCGAGGAGGACGTCCTCGGTCGGTCGCATCTGTCCGGCGGTGGTGAGGGCGGTGACGCCGAGGCGGCGAAACACGGCCTCACCGTCGCCGACGCCGCGCGCCGCGTCCGTCATGTTTTGGGACAAAAACTTCAGGCCCTTGGCGAGCTGGGCATGTTCCACGTCGGCGAGCTTCGCGGCGAACTGCAGCCCGGCCAAGGCCTTGATGTTCACGCCGACCTTCTGGCTGGTCTTCAGGAGCTCGTCGCCATAGTTGGCCGTACTCTTCGCAATCCCGAAGAGGATCGTGCCGGCGCCGGCGAGCTGGACCCGCCAATCCTTGATGAAGCTGCCGAAGGATCCGAGGGCGCTCTGCTGTTTCTTGAGCTCGGCATTGAACTGGTCCGCGACCAGTTTCAGCACGAGGGCGAGTTCCCGGTTGTCTACCATTATTGCACCCCTACAATGTCTCGGGCGTGTGGTTGTGCGCTATCGAGGAGGACGCCCCGGGGGCAGGCGCCGACGTGTCCGGATCCGGCCGGCAGGAGGCAGCTCACCCACTGGGTCCCGGGCATCCGTCCGTAGATCGCCTGGGCGCTCGGGGTGGCCCCGCTGATGCCGGTCGAGTAAATAAAATCAACGAGATAGACGGTGTAGACGATCGGCTGGGCCGTGTCGGTTTCGCTCGCCTGCCCGATCGCCTTCCGCTTCCGGCTCCCGATCGGCTGGGCCAGGTCGGTTTCCGTCGCCTGATTCACGGTGACGGTGTGCCCGAGGCCGCTCTTGATCGCCGTCATGGGCTGGGCCAGGTCGGTCTCTGCCCCCAGGCCGAGGAGTTTCGCCTTGGCGTGGGTCAGCGCCTGGGCCAGGTCGGTTTCGCTCGCCTGGGTCAAAGCACGGCGTTTCTGGGGGGTGATCGGCTGGGCCAGGTCGGTCTCCGCCGGCTGCCCGATCGCCCGGGTCTTCAGGGACGTGATCGGCTGGGCCAGGTCCGTCTCCGTCACCTGGCCGACGGCGACGGTGTGGCCGCCGCCCGTCAGGATCGCGGTCATGGGCTGGGCGGTGTCGGTCTCGGTGGTCTGCCCGAGGAGCTGGGTCTTCCGGGACGTCAGGGCCTGGGCCGTGTCCGTCTCCGCCGTCTGGTTCACGAGCCGGCGCTTCGGGTTGTTCGTAATCGCCTGGGCCAGATCGGTTTCCGTGGTCTGCCCGACGAGCCGGCGCTTCGGGTTGTTCGTGATCGCCTGGGCGAGATCGGTTTCTGTGGTCTGGTTCACCAGCCGGCGCTTCGGCGCCCACGCGATCGGTTGCGCGAGGTCCGTCTCGGTCGTCTGTCCGATCGCCTTCGTCTTCCGGTGCGTGATCGGCTGGGCGAGCTCGGTCTCGGTGGCCTGGTTGATGAGCCGGCGTTTGGGGTTCCACGCGATGGGCTGGGCGGTGTCGGTTTCGCTCGCCTGCCCGACGGCGACGGTCTGCGCCCCGGACACCGGCGGATCGAGGTCTTCGTCAAACCATCGCTGGATGATCAGGCTATTCATGCGAAGGCCTCACGCATCCAGGCGGCGCTGGTCAGGTCCGGCCATTGGCCTTCGTCGTCTTCGTGGGTCACGATCGGGGGGACCCGCTCGGGGTGGTTCAGCGGGATCCGGTAGAAGGCCGCGACCGACGCCCAGAGCTGGTCCCCGGTGTCGATCACGCTAAAGGTCGTCTCGATCGTCTGGATGGCATCGATGTCCCGCATCGCGACGCTGAGCCCGGGGTTCGAGAGGCCTGGGTCGGTAGCCGAAACCACGAAGGCGACCTCGTTGAATCCCTTGCTCCAACTCCGTCCGTCGTTCGCGGCGTCGGCCGAATCGGACGCGCAAATCGCGAGGGCGACGGTCTGCGGGTAGGTCGTCGACGCGGTGGTCCCGGTCGAGAGGGAGGTGACGGCGCTCACGCCAGAATCGGCCTCCTGGGCCACATCGAAGACGCGCCCTTCCTGAATCGCGCCGACCCAGGCCGAGGCCTTTTGCGTCGTGGTCCATTGCCATTGGACGCTGGTCTCGGTGCCGTCGCTGTATTTGTAGGCCCAGGCGCCCGAGACGTTCGTGGAAGTGTAGTTATGGATCAGGGTCCATCCGCTGGGCGTCGTGATCGTGCTCGAGTCCTTGTCGATCGCAATGGCCGTGACGAGCACCGTTCCTCGTGGAACAATCCCGAAGTTCACGGTCAAGCTCGTCACCGTGACGTCGTTCGAATCGGCCGGGATGTTGCGGATCAACGTGGACATCTAGAGGCCTCTCGCGATCGTCGCGCCCTGCACCTGAACGTGGATGTGGATCCGGTCGATCGGTGCCTGATGGATGACGGTGTGCGGGTCCCGGTAATTCACTTCATAGAGGTAGCCGGCCTCGAGGTGGACCGCCTCCTGGCTGTCGGGCCAGCACATGAGGATCCGTGGGTCGGTAATGAGGGGGAGCTGAAACCGGCGCTCATCGCGCGCGCCAAACATCGGGGCGTCCGTGTGGACCGGAATGCCTTGGTAGGCCGGAAGCTTTCGGCAGAGGATGCGCACGGCTGTCCCTCCTAGCTGTAGCGAAGCGACGAAGCCCGCGAGCCACGGAGGGGACGAGATCCACCCGTTGGTCCCGCCGCTGTCGACAAAGGGTGCCGACAGAACGGCCTCGCGCGCGGCCCGGATGTCGACCGCCCGGATCTTCCACCAGCAGGCCATGATTAGCTCAGGGCGATCTGCTTCAAGTCGTCGAGCGTCGCCGCGGCGTCGATGCGCGGGTCGTTCATCGTGTCTCGGATGGTTTGCCGCTCGGCCTCGATCGCCTCCGCGTCGGCGGTCTTGCCCTGGGCGGTGGCGCCGGTCCATTTGCCGTCGAGGATGAGCAGCTGTTCGATGCCTTGGTGGCGAAGCAGTTCCTTGTGGAGGACCCGGGCCTTCTCCATGTTGTGCTCGATCTTGCCGCCGACGTCCTCGAGCGCGTTCCGGTGGGCCCGGTTCTCGTCGAACATACGGTGCTCGGCATCGGACAGCCGGCGCCAGCTCACCATCGCTGGGTCTCCCATGCGGGCCCAGTAGCGGGTGATTCGGGACAATTCGAATTCGATGTTGGCGTCCGTGTCCTCGCGCGCCCACAGGCCGGCCTTCGCGTCGACCGGCAGCCATCCGCCCTGGGGCTGGCGCGGGAATCGCCCGGTGAGCTGCATGGCGACATGGGCGACGGATCCGTCGGCTCGACTCACTCCGAGATAGATTTCGGCCATGGTTATTGGTCCCCGAAGCAGGCCCAGAAGTAGTTCTGCGGGTCCTGCGCCACAAATGTGATTGCCGTCTGGTCGTAGCTTTCAATCTCGAACACGCCGGCCGTCGGGGAGGCGTTCCGGATCGCGTGGTCTTCGACGCCGGTGGCGGTGAGCGCCGTGACCGTCCGCTCGAGGCTGGCGACGACCGAGTAGTTCGCGCTGGAGAAATCGGTCCCGATATTCACACCCAAGCGTCCGGTCCCGGTGTCGGTGACGCTCGTCGTGTTCCAATTCACGGTGAGGGAGGTGCCGGCGCCGACCGCCTTGCCCCAGCATTTACAGGCGCCCGGGTGCCAGTTGAATCCCTGGGGCGTCACATATTTATCGGTAGCGGTGCCCGCTTCCATCTCGGCTTGCGTGGCGGCGTTGCCCACCGAGGGGTAGACGCCGCCGTTCAAGTCGTAGTGAATCCAGACGCCGCTCTGGGTCAGGACCAACGATTCCCCGGCCAGCAAGATCACTTTCGCCAGGGTCTCCACGTTGGTGCCGTCGGTATGTTCCACCGTGACGGTGCAGGGCGTCGACGCGTGGTTGTTGTAGATGTTGACGTGCTTGACGTTCCGCCGCCGGTTCGAGGTCGTGCAGTCCAGGATCGTCGTCGTCGTGGCCGTCGTGATCGAGGCCGTGTTGGTGCGGACGATGTCCTGGACCACCGGCGGGGTGGCGTTGTCCGCCTCCATCGCCGACACATGGACTTCGATGTCGGCCGTGGCGCTCGTGACCAAGCGCAGAATGTCGGCCGTGGCTCGCAGGATCAGCATGGCTCGGCTCCCTTATGAGGCCCGGAAGAATCCGGCGGCCGCAATCTGGGCGGTGATGTCGCTGCCGTCCGGGGTCACCACGAAATCGTGCATGGTGCAGGGGACGACGTTGGCGTCGGTGCCGCCGGTCGTGTCGTTGTCGTAAGCGATAACCAGGTCGTTCCACCCGTCGCCGGCGGCGACCGCAGTCCAGGTCTGGTCCGGGATGTCGAGATCCACGCGGTCGTTCGCGTCGTCCGGTGCAAAGGCGGTGAGGTCCGCGTCGGTCAGGGTCTTCCGGGCATAGCCGGAATTCGTGACCTCGTTCGTCGTGCCGGCCACGAGGGCGGTGACCGTGTCGACGTCCCGGAGGGTGGCGTCGGATTCAATCCCGGCCGTGGCCAGAATCAACACAATGAAGGCGGAATTCGCCGGGTCGTTGCCGTCGATGCGGACATAGAATTCCGCCACGCGGCCCTTGGCGATGTTAAAGACCTGATCGGCCATGGGTTACACCTTCCCCTTCTGGACGGAAAACTTGGCATGGTCTGCCTCGTCCAAGACGCAATCAAAATAATGAATGACTTCATAACCGGGATCGTCGGCAGTGGGGATGCTCGTCGGGTATTTCCCGGGCCCGCGCAGGACCGAGTAATGGAGGGCGCCGTTCGTGCCCTTGAGAATCAGCTGGGCCTTGCCGGCCTCGTCCTTGGTCATCTCCATCCAGCCCTCCTGCAGGCCGCGCAACACCAGGCGATCGCTGAAGTGCTGGTCTCGGGAATGCCCGGTGTGCTTCACTTCGACGCCGGTGCACGGCGGCGGGTTGATGCAATCGCCGGCGGCGTTCACTTCCTTGACCCAGCCCGCGGGGGTGGCATAGATCCGTTTGAGTAACATGGGCGCCTCCTCTTTCCGTTGATCGTCGTTAGCTCAGGACCTTCCCGGCGCGGTTGCTCCGCGTGGGGCTCGGGGTGCCGTCTCCGTTCACGGCGTCGAGCTCGTAGCACACTTCTGAACCCGGGACCGCCGGCACGGTGTTGTCGACATACTGGTTCGCCACATGGCCGTCGGCGTCGAGCTGGACCGCCGCCTGCTCGGGAGGATTGAACGGGTCCTCCAATGCCGGCAGCGGATCGGGCACGCCGCACACATCGATCCCGCGGTAGATGCGAATCGCGGCGAAGCCGGGCATCGGCTCGTAGGGGGACCACTCAATGGTCAGGTGCGTCATCGCCGGGACCGGAACGGGGGCCGGCGCCGGTGGGGCGTTCGGGTCCTGCTGGCATCCCACGACATAGGCGAGGATCGGCCACATGGCGAGGAAAACGACGAGCGCGGTTTGGCTGTATCTGCTCATGTGACCTTGTTCAAATTTCGGACGGGGAGATCGATCTCTTGCTTCAGGGCCTTGCTCCCCGAGTAGCTGATCTCGATCAGGAGCCGGTGCCATTCCAGATCGTTCGTCGCGTTCAGGATCGTGTTATCGGCGGCGGCCAGGAGCAGCGTCAGGAGGCCGGTCGTCGCGTGGATCGTGCCCTGGTTGGCGTTCTTGATGTTCACGTGGTCCACGGCGTTGACGATCGGCAGGGTCGCTTCGTCGCGCGCGTAGATGGTCAACGTCGCCGTCCCGATCGCGGCCAAGGGAACCGGGGCGCCGACTTCGTCGAGCAGCGTCAGGGTGATGAGGGGCCCGGAGGATTTCTCCGGGACGATCACCTGGCGGCCGGCCGCGTCTTTCAGGATCACCCGGTTTTCAATGACGAGCAGGGCCATAGGTCCTCAGTTCGGGCATGTGCGACAGGCCTGGGCGAGGCCGTCGCCAAAGTAGGCCGTGCACTCGGGGAGACAACTTTTTCCGCAAAACTCGCCGATCTGCTGGTCCCGCTTTGTCCGTTTGCCGGGTGTCACAAGCCATGGGAGCTCAATGCCAAACCATCCGAGGATGGCCTGGTCGACGGTTCGTTTTTCGAGGCATCGCTGGAGGTACGGATCTGAATCAGCGGGGCCCCACTCGGTGAGGATGGTGCGGACCCGGGTAAGGTCTCCGTCGCTAAGGGCGACAAGGCTCCGCTCGACCCACTGTCCGTAGGTGAGGGGGACGGTTTGCCTTCGCTGGCCTCCCACTGCTGCCTGAGCTGTTTTCCCGTCAACAACATCACCAGCTGCTTCGGTGGATTGCAGAGAAAAAAACGCATGCAAAACAGGGCGACCTCCTCTCCGGTCACCGTCCATGAGAATTCTTGCGCGCGGGCCTGGATCTCGATCCAGGGTTTCTTCGCGAGGTCTCGGCTCGTCTCGCCGGCCGCCGACAGGCAGATCGCCATGAAGAGCGGGCCGCGGTCTCGGCCGATGTCGTGGATCGCCGGGTAGTCGATCGCGGTCAAATCCATCCCATTGAAGATGTGCTCGCCGAGCCACTTGCATTGCTGCCACAGCAAGGGCTCGAGCGTGTAGGGCTTGCCGTCGACGATGAGCCGGCGCAGGCTCTCGATGTCCTGCCCCGGCGTGTCTGTCTGTTCCATGCGTCTCCTCTTAGGTGTACGCGATGCTAATTTCATCGTTCCCGCCGGCTGCATTCCTCGGGAGGTTGAAGTCGGCCGTCACCGTGGCCAGGCCGTTCCGATCGCTTTCGCTGATCTTGGCGAACTGGCAGACCGGCGCGCTTACGATGCAGATGTTGCCGGCGGATCCGGTGTGGCGGAAGGTCAGGACGCCGGTCGTGCCGGCGACCCAGCGGCCGTAAAAATCGAACGTGGCCACGAGCTCGAGCTCGGGATCGACGCTGCCCTTCGGGTCCCGTCCGGTGAGGAGCGTACTGATGAAGCCTTCCGCCTTGTTGATGTCCGCGCGGGGTTCGAGTTTGTTACCCATGTCAAAGCTGACCTGGCTGGCGAAGGCGGAAAAGGCCGCGATGCTGAAGGTCGCATTGAGCAGGGGAATCGGCACGGTCGTCTCCACGCCGGAGGGCGTGATCAGGGCCACGTCGCTCACGCCGTCGTAGACGCCCACGAATTCAAATTCCCACATGCCTGGCTCGCCGTTCTTGGCGCTGTATTTCACATTGCCGCGGGCGCCGCGGATCTGTTCCTTGACGCCGTCCCGGTAGACCGCAATGGTCAGGGAAGGAATCAAGGCGAGGCTGGACTCGGGCGTGTAGGTGACGCTCGTCACGGCGACGACCGTCTCGGTGAACCCGCAGGCCCGCAGGAGCTTGCCGAAGGCCGGCGCGGTCCCGGCGGTGCCGGACCCCTTGTTCTCGACCTTGAAGTTGATCTTGCCCAGCTTGGTGCCGGGGATGGCCTTGAACCGGGAGAGGGAGACGTCGAGAATGTCCCGGTCGAACATCGAAATGTCCGCCTCAAACTTGGGCTCCATGATCTGAAAGCTGGCGTCGGCGCCGGCCAGGGCAATGGCGGTGCCCTCTGTCACTTCGACTTTCGCGGCCACGACCGTTCGATTGCTCAGAATTCTGCCCATGGCTTAATCCTCCTGTGCGCGCTTGCGCTCCGCCCGGCTTGGTGGTTCGACGACTTCGGCGCTGCCTCCAGTGAGGAGCGGTTTGGCGTCCTCGGGGGAGATCTCGATCTCTTCCCCGGGCTCGCCGCGTTTCTTGCCGTCCTGATCAAAGTAGTGACAGCCCAGCTTGATTTTCATAGTTACCCCGCTAGCGTTGGATCGAGTCGGTTGTGTCGGTAGTGCACTTGCCACTCGGAATCGAGGAACAGCGCCGGCGCGTCGCCGGGCTCCATCTGGACCGGGCTGAGCCCGACCTCTTGGGTGTTAATGGCGAACCCGCCGCGCGTGTAGTCCTCCTGCATCTTGCGTTGAATGTCGGCGGCCAGGGCGTTCAAGGCCTCAGACGCGGACCGGGCATCGCTGTCGGTGTCTTGCTGGACGACGGCGCGCACGTAGAGGGTCAAATACTTCGCGGTGAGGCCGGTGCTTCCGGAGAGCGGGCCGTCCGGCAGGACCTTCTCCTGGCCTTCGCCAATGATCAGCATCGGCGGGATCGTCGACTGGCTCTGTTGCATGATCCGTTCGACGGCGTTCAGCGTCGTGTTGTAGCCGTTGGCCACCGTGATCCCCTGCAGGGCGGCCTGGACGTTCTTCATGATCTTTTCGCGGACGCTGTCGGCCATTAGATCCCCAGGGCTTTCGTCACGTTGCTCGTCACGGCTTTCATCCGGCGGTCCATCGAATCGCGGAAGGCGCGATGGAGGGCGTCCATCACCTGGGTCTTCACGACCGGGATCTCCCGTTGCCAGGGCTCGAGGACGTCCACGCGCGCCGGGATCTGGACCGACTTCACGCGCGCGAAGATCGCGCCGGTGCCCTTGCCGGTCTTCGTGCTCCGCAGGGTGAGGAGGCCGCCGCCGGGGGCGCGAATCGTGGCGCCTTCGATGTGGGTCCGGACGATCCGGGAGAAGCGATTGATGGCCTTGAAGGTCTCGATAGAATCCCCGACGGTGATGCCGCGGATGTTCTTGTCCTTCAGGCGTTTCCAGGGGCCGCCGACGATCCCCGGCCGGCCGCTCAACGACTCCGTCTTCACGTGCCGGGCGACGCGCCGGGCGAACCGAAACAGGGGCGTCTTCACATACTTCGTGGCGAGGGCCGGGGCTTCGCCCAGCGCCTGCTTGAGCTCCTCGAAGTTCTGGGCGCTCGTGATGATGCCGTCGCTGGGCATTAGCTCTGCACCTGTAGCCGGTACATGCCGCCGTCGGCCGACACCAACCCGGCGTCTTCGTCCTGGATCTTCATCACGGTGTAGGTCGTCTCCTGGCTGTCGTTCAGGTGGCGCTTAAAACTCACCCGGTCCTTCCGGGGCTGGATCGTCGTCACGCCGTTCGTCGCGTCGTTCGGCACGTAGATGTCGACCTGGTTGATCCCGTAGGGGACCGGGCTGCCCTCCTGGAGCGGCGTCGGCCGTTTGTCGACGAGGATCTTGAAGGTCTTCGGGACCCCACCGAAGGGGAGATAGGTGGCCGTGATGGCCTCCTCTCCCAGGGCCGCGATCATGGCGACGGCGTCCGACATTTATTTCAGCTTGTCCGGATCGTCGAGGTCCTTCTGCTTCTCTTTCTTTTCGGCGCTGCCCGGCTCGACCTCTTCGACGAGGTGATGGGCGATCTTGACCGCCTCGTCCTTGTTCATCTCGACCTTGTCGCCGGCGCTGTATTCTTTGCCGTTGTAACGCAGGGTGCCGATCGTCTCTTTGAGCGTGTATTTCATGGCCTGCTCCTCGTGGGTTCGGTGGAAAGTAACCCCGGCGCGGACCGGAGGGTCCACGCCGGATGTGGTCTGCTCCCGCGCGGGCGGGGTCTTAGGCGACGGCGTTCTCGATCAAATAGGCGATGTCGCTCGCCGTGATCTTCTCGTCGGAATTCCAGCCGGTCTTCAGGTAGATCGCGCCCTTCATCCCGCGCTTCTCATCGAAGCTGCGGAATGTGAGCTTGCGGGTTTCGCTGAAGGTCTTCGCAAACGAGATCGTGCGGACCCCGACCTGTCCCGGGGGGACATAGAGCGCGCCGGCATGCTTGCCCCAGATGCGGGCGTAGGTGTCGGTCTGCCCTTCCTTGGTCGTGATGTACCGGCCGCGGCCGACGACGACTTTCTCGACATCGAACAGGGCCGCCACTTCCGATTGCGTGGCCAGGCCGCCGGCGTTCGTCTGGAACCGGCTCGCGGCCTTGACGGCGTCCAGCACTTCGGGCAGCCGGCGGTAGACGAGCCAGGCATCGACCCCAAACCAGAGCGTATTGGCGCGACGAAAGCAGGCCTCGATCGCGTCCTGGATGTCCTTGATCGGATTGTCCGAGGCGCCGGTCCATTGCGTGGCGCCGGCGAGCGTGACCTTGTTCCCGGAGGGATAGTTCGCCGCGGCCGTGAACAGGTCCGCGACGCGTTTCTCCTGGGCCACATCGAGCATCATGTTGATGAACTCGTTCGAATCGCGTTCCGGCTCGAGCGGCGTGTCCGCGTTGTCGATCTCTTCCTGGGTCACCCAATCGGCCAGGGCGTGATCCTTGACCGAGTAGTTGTCCGTCGCGACGTCCCAATCGATCTCATTGGCGAAACTTTTCGGGCCGATCTTGTCATCGAACAACCGGAAGGAGTTGGCCTTCGCATACTTGAAATATTTGTCGGACCGTTTGCCGACGGGGACGATCGGGGCGAGGGCGGTCCAGATCATCTCCTCGTTGCGATACTGCAACGAAAAGTTCGTCATGATGGAATCGATGTGCATCGCTCTGGCTTCGGGCATTGTCGTTCTCCTTGGTCAAGAGGTGAAGGAACGGGAACCCGCCCCGGACTCGGCCGGGGCGGTCCTGGTCATCGTCGGTTATCCCTGGACGCGTTGATTCGCCAACAGCACCGGCACAATGTCGCCGCTCACGCCGGACGCGAGGACGCGGCCGATCGCGTTGTAGTTCGTCCCGCCGACGGCCCCCACGGCCACGGCTTTCCCGGAGGCGTCGCTCGTCACGAGTCCGCCCCTGGTCACGGTCCCGCCGAGCACGACCCGGCTGATGCCCTCGAGCATCACGCGCACTTCGTCGCCGGCCGTCACCGTCGTGTGCTGCATCACGCCGATCAGGTCTTCGGTCGACGCGGTGGCGACGCTGACCGTGTCGTCGTCTGCGCCGAATTTGCAGATGGTGAACGCGACGGCGATCGCCGCCGTGCACTTGGCTGATTTCTCGAGGCCGGATGTTTGTCCCATCATGGTGGTGTTCTCCTGGTTAACGATTGAAAGGTTGCCGGCGTCTGCCGCTGTCGCTGTCTGCCTCCTACCGATTCTTAAAGAGCGCGGGCTGTTCCTTCGCGGCCTTCATCGCGGCGTCCTGATAGCTGATGGACTCGCGCGCCTGGATGTCCTGGATCAGCTTGGTGCGCTTCGCCTCTTCGCTCGTCGGGCCGAGGTCTGCCGGCACGAGCGCGGCGTCGACCGGCTTCGGGGCGTCTGCAAAGAACTCCTCGAGCTTCGTTTCCTTGTTCTTGCGCTCGGCCTGGAGCACCAGCACGGCGGCCGCCGGGCCGTCGGTCGTCCCGTCAAACATGAGCGTCTGGATTAAGGCCTGATGGCCGGGGAGGAATTGCGCCTGGACCGCCTTCACGCGGGCGAGCTCCGCGGCCCGGCCGACCAGGATCCCCTCCTCGTGGCCTTTCTTGTGTCCTTCGACGACGCCGGCGAGCCGGCCGCGTTCGATCGCTTCGGTCACTTGCGCGTCGTGGTCCGCCTGGCTGATGCCGGTTTCCTTCGTGGGCTGTGGTGCTGTGCTGCTCATGCGTCGTCCTCCTGTGTGTGGGCTCGTTGCTAATTCACCGAGGACCTGGGCCAGGCTGCGCTGGCCATCTACCAGTCCTCGATCGATTGCCTGTCGGCCGAGAAAAATCCGGCCGTCGGCCATATCCTTGACGACGTTCTCGGGCGTCGTGCCCCTGAAGGTGGCCACGTCGCTGACAAACACCGAGTAGATGTGATCGACCTGTTCCTGAATCGTGGCGCGCCCGATGTCCGACAGCGGGGCGTGGGACGACGTGACGCGCTTGAATTTGCCGGCGACGATCTCGGTGGTCTTCACGCCGGTGGCTTTCTCGCGCTCTGAATAATCGGTATGCGAGGCCACGACGCCGATGGAGCCGACTTCGACGGTGTCGCCGGAAATGTAGACGCGGTCCGCGGCCGCGCCGAGCCAATAGGCGGCGCTCGCCATGAGGCCGTCGGTGTAGGCCACGATCGGTTTCTGCCCGCGCGCGTCGTAGATCATCCGGGCTGCTTCCTGGGTCCCGTCGACGGCGCCGCCGGGGCTGTCAACGTAGAGCAGAATGGAATGGACCGCCGGGTCTTCGAGGGCCTGGTTCACGGCGAGGGACAACAGCTGGGTGCTCGTCCCGCCTGAAATATCCATAAACAAATTCATCTTTTTGCCGATGACGCCCTCGATCGGGATCACGGCGGTGCCGCCCATGTTGCGGTAGGGCTCGGGCTGTCCCTCGGCCGGCGGGCGCTTACTGTCG